AGAAGGCAAAGACTCGAGACAGACTCTACAAAGTCTGCATGATCTCTGGTAGAACTAATGAGCAGAAGAAAACCATAAAGAAGAAATCCTGGGGAAGACTTACAGCAGGTAGAATCGTTGCAAAAGTTGGCTTTGGCCTGCCATGGAAAGTCGCAACAGACTTTGCCCAGACCATGAACTTTGACACCATCGTACGCGACCTAAGTGATCCAGAACTATGGAATGATGAAGAGTCAAGGAATGAACTTCGAGAACAAGGATTCCTTTATGCAACTCATGAAGGAAAGAGAATCCTCATACACCCCGGCCGAAATGGAGGATGTGTGAAGTACGCTTGTGACGCACTGGGATACAAAAATTCCCCATGGCCAGAAAACAACCCAGAAGATGGAGAAGGCAAAGAACCATCAAAAGCAGCACTCATTGAATGGGCAAAAAAAGTTGGACTGCCAATTCAAGAAATCCGCACAGCATCGAACTGGACAGCCAAAACAAGTCTATGCCTCATCCAACCTGACCATTCACAAGCTAAAGCCCACGCATGCATCATGTGGTGTGAAAAGAATGGCCTCATTCCTGAAGGAAGAGAAAAAGTTGAGCCAATTCCAGAAGAACTTCCAAGCCTCTCAACGCCTGAGAGAGATGCAAAGAAAGATCAAGAAGAAGAAGCAGAGAAACAATTCAAGAATAGATTGGATCTATTCAAAGAAGTTTGGCAAAGCCACAAGTTTGATGCAAGAGCTAAGATCACAAAGGAGGAGTACGATATCTACACTTCATACGCCAAGCTCAAAGCCATGTTGGAAGAGGAAAAACTGGAGTTCAAGACAAAGCTAGACCCCGAAGAGTGGAAGAACCTCTGGGGAGAACAGAGTAGAGTGGAGACAGCCTACTTGGAAAGTGTCATGAAAGGAGAGGCAAAGATTGCGAGCGGACCTTTCATGAGATGGATGCAGGCCAGACTCAAAAGACACTTTGAAGGAACTTGGACAGCCACAATGTTCCGAAAACAGCAGAAAATCATGCTCTCCAGTGAAATCAAGATTGGAGGAGATGTGCATCAGAGGATGAATCTAAGACAGGCTCCAGTGAGAGATGTAGTCAGCATCAAACAGCAAGGTTCAGGAATCCTATCAGCATTCGGATTCAAGAAAACGGAGATAAAAGGAAATCTCCATGTCGAACAAGGAGCTTTCTCAGGTGACCTACTCCGACAAAAGAGTCGTGAAGAGACACTCCATAACAATCCCAACGATAACGACATCGTGCAACCTTATCCAATGAAAAACGAAGACGCTCTGAACAAGCTCTATACAGCCGGATACAAAGTTTTGAGTGCACCATTGGGAGAAGCTCAACAACATCGGTTGATTCAGAAAGGAGATGGAATGCATGTAACCTTCGGAAATTGTCTTTCTCAAGCAGCGATGAACGCGCTTCAAGAAAGTGGAATCGAGATCAATTCCGATATGTGCAAATACCAGAACAGTGGAGCACATCAAGGTCATGATACATGTAGACTTTTCACCAATGTTCAGATTGCGAATGCTACAAACAAAAGGCAATCTAACATACAAGATCCTCTGAAAGAATTCGATGTTTGTGTCGGATCAAAATGGGAAAAAGAAATCCCAAGAATGGCAGCCACTAAGAGTGTCAAGTTGAATGACATCAACACAGATTTGTTCTGTGAAAAAATGAGAATAAACCGAGCACAAAGATTCTCATCAGAACAAAAGAAAGAACTAGAAGCCAGAATCGGATCATTGACCACAATGCAGTGGGCAGATTTCCTTCAGCCAGACATGGATATGGCTATGAACGGAGAGAGATTTGCAAAGGACTCAATCGAGAAGACCTATAATATGCTTAGGAACGAAGGAGAAGCACCAGAACTTTTCAATCGAAATGAAGAATTCGTTCATCAAAGAATCCGAGCATCCATAGTTCGCGGACTGACACAACACACATCGAAAGCCCTCCAAATTCATCTGCGCCCGAGATTTGGAGAAAAAGATAGCTACAACAACAACTACTGGTCTCAGAACGGAGAGAACAAGCTGAATGGAACAATGATGGAAGGAATCATTACCAGAGCTGGAGCATACGTCCACTTGAAATGGATCAAAGAAGAAGTAGTTGTACCACTACCAGCGAACGAGCGAGAAATCAGAGAATGGGAAATGCAAACCAAAGTGGAAGATGCTAGACTGATGGGAATTCAGAGAGACAACTTTGAGATACCAGAAGTTCTGATGAGAAAGAAAGATTTTGTGTGGATATTGCAATCCATCCACGTGTCACCATACAAGGCCGTCATATTGGACATGACCCTTCAAGAATGGATGACAATGTACACCATGATGCACAGACCCAATGACTTACAAGAAGCTCGTCGAAAACTCGATGATGAATGGAAACAGAGAGGAATCGGAAGACTGACTCTTGCCAATTATGAACTTCAGTGGAGATGGTGGCATATGAGAGCTCAGCCAGCCAGCAAATGGCGAGAGTGCACCTTAGACAAAAGGACAGCACTGACACAAAACGGATATGAAAACATATCCCCCAGCTTCTATCTCGTGGACAGTCACTACTACGTAGCTGAGGAACTGAATGCCATCAAGAATTGGGCATTTCAATCAAGAGGAGATTTCAACCAGAAACCAAAGATGACAATTGTAGGCATGAACTTCGACCACAGAGAAGCAAACTACAAACTGCCAGATAGGAATGGAGAATTCACTATCTGTACCAGAGAGAGAGGAGGAAAACCAATAAAATGGATTAAAATGAACACCTCATGCAACTCGATCACCTATGAACATCCATTGGTTCAGCTTGGAAAATGGCAAGGAGCAATCAATGCCGGATGGGTGCAATGGGTGCATTGGCACGGACTTGCAGAAGACGTTGATGTCTCAATTCCGAGATGCCTCCCCAATCCACATGGCCCAGCAGATATCCAGATGTGCTACTGGATGGCCAGATACAAAAATGTAGAGAAGATGAAAACAACGATTTCAGCAATGTTTGGAGATCTCTACTCTCAGAGAAAGAAGTCCTTTGATCACAAGACATTCATGGACTTTCTCCTTCTAGCCATCTCAAATGGCGAAACCATTACTAGTGCAGATGAAGTTTTCCTGCAACAGTACAAGAAGAGCATACTCTATCCAGGAGTCAACAGTGTTACAATTCCATTCGAAGTGTTACAGAGATATAGATGGACAAAGACAAGTCCATGGATGATCGGTGGCTGGACATTTTTCGGATATGGAAAGAAAGACGTAACAGTTTGCTTGGACTTCTGGAGTAACGACATAAGAAGGATAACCTTGGACGTCCAACCCTCATTTTGGGATATATTCCGCAAAGAAGAAGTCAGAACAAGGATCATCAACGAAGCCATTCTAGTAGGAGGAGATGGAAAGAATCCAGGGAAAAGAGACCAGATAGAGAAACTGGCTCAAGCAACTAGTGAGTCAATAGTTGCAGCACCTCTTCTTCCAAGAGATTTCGATCTATTGCAAGAATCTAGAGATGAAATCAAGAAGATGGAAGACACAACAGCCCTAAAGGCGGCAAGACGATTTCTCCTTAGCAAGGGAACAAAATGTCAAGAAGAAAAAGAAGATGTCATGGGAGAATCAAGAATCACTTCATACTTCTATACTGTGCCAATTCAGAAGAAAGAAGTGAAGACGAATCATTCGGTTCCAAAACATGAAAGGGAGACCTACGTACCACCCTCGATGAGGCCAGCCAACTACAGGCAAATGTGCAAGCACAATCTGAAGACTGAGGCCATTCTCCAGAAATACTTCTCAGAAGTAGTCGAAAAAGGAAAAACGAATCCTAGAGCGACAAGGATAACAAGACATGGTCCAGAGTTTGAGAAGAATGGAGAAGCTATGGAGGCTTTTGAATGGGATAGTCAGAGCACGCCCAACCAGTTTGCAGCATGGTTCAAAAGACAGGTGGCAACAGGACTGCAACCAGATCGAGTTGAAATTGCAAAATTCTTGAAGCATTCGAAGAGCTTTATCAACAACTTGATCCTCAAAATTTCAAGAGAACCACTGCCTGATCTGCCGATCTTCGAAGAATGGTTGATGGAAAAGAAGAAGATCTGGGGAGACGAGAAATGCGCAAAATACCTCGCTTCCTGGAGACGACAGATCAGTCGAGAAGTCTACCGCGAAAAAGATTGGGACTTCGCCTTCTCCATGTTCGTCAAGTCAGGAGAAGTATATTTCAAAGAGGGCAACGTGCTCAACGAAGAAAGAAGGCTAACAGGTCAATCATCAAGACCAAGGCCAATTCAGAACCCAAGCATTGAATGTTGTGGAGCAATAACATGGGTCCAGCAAGCAATCTTTGAGGACATCAAGAAAGTTTGTCCAAGCTTTATCCAAGGATTAGATCCAGGAAAGTTTAAAGAGATTGTGTCAGGAGAAGTCGCAAAAATTTCAGAGCCAGTGTGTGTCAGCAGTGACGGATCAAATTTCGACGGACATCAAAATGTCGAAGTCATGGAGGTCGAAAGATATTTCTGGAATGGATATGCACCTCGTTTGCGAGAGCTTTTCTCCCAAGATGTAAGAATCAAGAACCCAGAAGTCATGGTTCAAGGATGTCTGTACATCGCAACAAGAGTCTGGACCCCAATCTTCATTCAATGGAATCGAATGAGAGGGTCAGACAACATTCCAGAGCTCGAGGAGATTGTGCCAGAATCCCGAGCAACAGGATCCAACAGAACGGTAAGGAACTACTTCAACGTTCAAGGAAAGAATTGGGTCCACTACTACGTCTTTGGTACTACTTTCTCAGGTCATCCAACAAGAACAACTTTGGGAAACACAATTCGTTCCATATGTTATCACAGCTATTTTTCAAGAAACGTCAAGAGTTTTATAGCAGCAAGCGGTGATGATGTATGTGTGTGGCTGTCAAAGCCAGAGTACAAGCAATATCTCAATGAAATGCTTCGATGCACAGCTCGAAATACAAATGAAGCAAAGATCGGAATAGGCCAATGTATCAAAGAATGGAAGGTCTCCGAATATTGGGATATGGACTTTTGTTCAAAACATTGCGAAGAGGTGATGGGTGAATGGAAAACCTATCGAGATGGTCGAAAAGCTTGGAGAGAGAAGATGTTCTACGTTGGTGGATTGTCTCTATTCCACGAAAGACCAGAACTACATCTTATCGCAATGAAGGAATCAGCAAAACTGGAGCTCGGTTGTCCTCTTCTGGACGAATTTTATGACCGAAGGCTGAAATTCCTAGAACAAAAAGCAAAGACAGAAACAAGAAAGCGGGAGATACGGATAGCACGGCTGAAGAAAGACAACAGATCCAGTGAGCTTTTAGAAATAAATGCTCCTGGTTTGTATGATCTATGGAGAGCCGACGTATCTAGATACAAGTGGGAGTCAACTGAGGTTTTTGGAACTATTTCACATGACATGTCATTGAATTTTTTCCTCAGTTCAGGTTGGTGCATTACTTCTCTTTTGAGTTGGAATGCTGGTGCAAGCGTAGTCACGCTATACTAAGCGCCTAGACCTTTTTACAAAATGTCCTTTTTTGGACGCGTCGCCGGAGTCTCCGGGTGCTTCGTGTAAGCCGGTTATTATGATAATAACAGACGTTTTCTAGCCAGTTTGGCGAAGGGTTTTTTCAAGATATAGTGAGGCTGTCAGTTCTCATATCTTTTTCCCTTTCAACAATAACTCCC